ATGATACTATATTAGACTTCACTGAAAAAAATCCATTTGGTGATGCTGGAGGCACATAATGCTAGGACAACAATTTTATCACGAAACAATACGAAAAGTAGTTGTTGCATTTGGAACAATGTTTAACAATATACAATTAGTTCGTAAAGATAATAGTGGAAACATTATTCAAACAATGAAAGTTCCACTTGCTTACGGGCCGAGAGATAAGTATTTAACTCGGCTTGATGACGATGCAGACCTTACAAAATCTGTTGCGGTTACTTTGCCACGCATAGGGTTTGAGATTAATAATCTTACATATGACCCAACTCGTAAACTAAACCGTGTACAAAAATTTAAAAAGGTTAAGGGCGATAAGAATGACCAATTAGATACACAGTACATGCCTGTTCCTTATAATCTAGAGTTCACTTTGTATATTATGGCAAAACAATCTGAAGATGCTCTTCAAGTTGTTGAACAAATTTTACCTTATTTCCAACCCGATTATACTATTACAATTAATGATATGACTGATATGGGAATAAAGAAAGACGTTCCTATCGTACTGAATAGTATTTCTTATGAGGATGACTATCAAGCAGATTTTCAAACTCGTAGGGCTATTATCTATACCCTATCGTTTACTACAAAATTCTATCTGTATGGGCCTGTTACTTCTAGTTCAGTTATTAAGACTGTACAGGTTGACCAATATACAGATTTACCTGACAAGTCACCTAAGAGAGAACAACGATATAAAGTTACACCTGATCCTGCTACTGCTGATGCAGATGATAACTTTGGATTTAATGAAGTTAGTTCATTCTTTGAGGATGCAAAAAGTTATGATTCAGAAAGTGGGACTGATAAGTGATAAAAAAAGTTGATGAAGAATTGGGCGTGTCCTCTGGACATAACTCAGAAGGTGGTTTTGAAGTTGTTGAAGAAAGTAATCCTCGTTTTCATATGGCAACTGGTGCTGGATATGAAGATTTCCATCCAGAATTATCAAAAGAAAAAACTGCTGTAATAAAGAGAACACAACAAAGTCATGAAAAGGATATTGATAACGATTATGACTACCAAAGACAAAACTTCTACAACTTGGTCGAAAGAGGAAATGATGCTATTGAAGGAATTCTTGAACTCGCTAAAGAGTCGGAACATCCTAGGGCTTACGAAGTGGCGGGAAATCTTATTAAACAAGTTTCGGAAGTTACGGAAAAATTGGGACAACTACAGACTAATATGAAGAAGTTAAAAGAGTTGCCTGATGATGCTCCTAAAAATGTAACTAATGCATTGTTTGTTGGTAGCACTGCTGAGTTACAGAAAATGCTAAAAGGAAAATAATTTGACTATTAATATAATGGATTTTGTGAAATATTATCCCAATGTTATAGAAAGAGATGTTTGTGCTTTAATAGTGGAAGAGTTAAAAGAAGTTACTCCACTTGAAGGCCCAACAGGTAGTACTAGAATTAATGGTTTAGATTGTATTAGTTTAAAGATAGATAGTGATAATTTCACATTTCCTCTTCTTGCTAAAGCAATTAAAAAAATAAAAGCTAACTATATTGAGGAATACCCTAGATATAAAGACTTTTTAAACTATAGTTCTGGTGAGTTTTATGAGGTATTTGAGGATATAGGAAATAAATTATTAATACAACACTATCCCGAAAATGGTTTTATGAAAGAACATATTGATAATACAAGTCAACGTAACTATATACGAGAAAACAAAACTATAAATTTAGAACACAGACATTCGCAATTAACTATTATTATAATGTTAAATGATGATTATGATGGCGGTGAATTTGTTGTTTCTGAAAAATCTTTCAAAGGAGAAGCAGGAGCTGCAATCGTTCATCCAGCATCTTTTATGTATCCACATAAAGTTAATGTTGTTAAAAATGGTGAACGATGGTCTTGTGCAGCATGGTTGAGATAATGTAAGTGGAGTAATAATGTCTATATTATATAAGGGAAACATTGGTGGTGAAATGAAAGAAGAGGAATTAACACTTCTCGCTAGATTAGTTAAGTGTGCTATGCCTATAGATAGAACTAATCATCTGAATAAGTTTCATAAAAATTTTGCACCTATACCTACAGATTTTTCTGATGCACAGTCATGGGAATATTGTTGTTATACTCGAGCAGAAGAATTATGGAATATTGGTAAACCCATAACACTATTTTGGTCGGGTGGTATTGATAGCACAGCGGCATTTCTTTCATTGAGAGATACTATGTCAATCGGTGATAAATTACATATAAGATATACACAAGAATCAATAGATGAATTTCCAAATTTATATGAAGATATAAAAGTGTTTTCATCTCCCATTCTCACTAATAAAGAATTTTTTGATACAAAGGCTTTAGAGCCTGACCATGTATTTGTTACGGGGGAATGTGGTGACCAAGTTTTTGGTAGTGATGTTTTAGAAAAACATGAGCATGAGTTAAATGAGCCATGGGAGACTGTTGTAGAATGGCCAAACCTTTGGGCTGCACCTTTAAAGAAACAACCAGATCAATCTGATCGTTTAAAACTTTTTGCCGTATTGGAAAAGCATATTCCTCGTTGTCCTATAGAAGTTAAAAATGTTTTTGATTTGTTATGGTGGATTAATTTTTCTATTAAGTGGGAGTATGTAAACAGAAGGATATTTGTTAGATTTTTTGATAATGCTAATTTACATAAAAACTATAGTTTTTTTAATACGCAAGATTTTCAAAAATGGTCTTTAGCAAATCATTCAATAAAACATAAAAATACTTGGATGACATATAAACAACCAGCAAAAGATTTTATTAAAAGAATTACGGGAGATAAAGAATATCAAAGAAGTAAATTGAAAGAAGCCTCTTTACTGAAGCTTGTTGATGATGATTTAAGGGAAACTCGTTTTAAATGGAATGATGATAAAATATTTTTATTATTAGATGACGGTAGATTTTGGAAATATAAAGATAGGAATAATATTCCAAATGAAGTCATAGAGGAGTTGAGAATTGTATAACACAAAACTTATACCTGTTGGAGAAAACCGTTTCATACAATCGGGAAAAGATGAATTGTATTCTTATGTAGTTTATGTTGGAGAGCATACCATCCATATAAATTCTGGTGACAGTGCATGGTATTATACAGAAGACCAAAAGTATGCTATGACTATTAGAGGAAAAGGAGATATTCATAGTAAGCATTGTTGTACTGTTATAAGAGGATATTCTCCACCAGATAGAAAAGTAGAAATACTTAATACAAACCTTCCTTATATTAATGGGTGTTCTACGGAATCTCTTGTTCCTCCTATTCGATTGGGTGACCCTACAATGCAAATTTTGTATATGCCCAAACATAGTTCAGAACAGGAAGAACACATACATTCGACTGCAAGAGTGGTTCATATTTTGGAGGGAGAAGCCCTTTGTGTCGTAAACGGATACGAAGAATACCCGTTGAATGGGGGAGACACATTAATACTAGATAAGATGGTTACCCATCATTTTGTTACAAATGAAAGTTATTTGTTATGTAGTCCATTGCATATATTCAGTTCTTCGGCATCAGAATATAATCATCCTATGTTTAATGGAACACACTTAACTAATAAATAAGGTTATGAATGATTCAGTATACCTAGGCAATCCCAACCTAAAGAAAGCCAATGTTCAACAAGAATGGACAAAGGAAGAGCTTGAGGAATATGCCAAATGTATGAAAGACCCTATATATTTTATTCAACATTATATTAAGATTGTATCGTTGGATGAAGGTCTTGTACCGTTTAAGTTGTATGATTTCCAGAAGGAAATGGTAGGAACATTTCATAATAATCGTTTTACAATATGTAAACTTCCTAGACAGTCTGGTAAATCTACTACAATTATTGCTTATTTACTTCACTATGTTTTATTTAATCCTACAGTGAATGTTGCTATTCTTGCGAATAAGGCTGCAACTGCTAGAGATTTATTGGGGAGATTACAACTTGCATATGAACACTTACCGAAATGGCTCCAACAAGGAGTCATGTCATGGAACAAAGGAAGTCTTGAACTTGAAAACGGAAGTAAAATATTGGCAAGTTCTACTAGCGCTAGCGCAGTTAGGGGCGGTTCTTATAATATTATTTTTCTGGATGAGTTTGCTTACGTTCCTTCTAACGTAGCAGAGCAATTCTTCAGTTCAGTTTATCCTACAATCAGTTCTGGTAAAACTACCAAAGTAATGATTGTTTCTACCCCACATGGTATGAACATGTTCTATAAACTATGGGTAGATGCAGAAGAGGAGAGAAATGAGTATATCCCAATTGAGGTACATTGGAGTGAAGTTCCTGGCCGTGATGAGGAATGGAAATCACAAACTATCAAAAATACTTCTGAATCACAATTCAACACAGAGTTTGAATGTGAGTTCTTGGGGTCGATTGACACACTTATCACGCCTGCAAAACTTAAAACCCTTACATATCGACAACCCATACAGTCGAATGCTGGACTAGATATACATGTAAGGCCCGAAGAAGGTCACACATATATGTTAACTGCTGATGTATCTAGAGGTACATCAAATGATTATTCAGCGTTTATTGTAGTGGATATAACAGAATTACCCTATCGTATAGTTGCAAAATATCGTGATAATGAGATTAAACCTCTACTCTTTCCCCAAAAGATATATGAAATGGCGAGAGTATACAATCAAGCATTTGTTATGATTGAAGTCAATGACATAGGTGAACAGGTTGCAAATGCAATGCAGTTTGACCTAGAATATGATAATTTAGTTATGGCATCTATGCGTGGACGCTCAGGACAGGTTCTTGGCGCTGGTTTTTCTGGCGGTAAAGCACAATTAGGTGTAAGAACTACGAAGGCTGTTAAGAAAGTTGGGTGTTCTAATTTAAAACAGTTGGTTGAGGATAATAAAATTATTATAGAAGATTTGGAAATTATATCTGAACTATCTACTTTTATTGTTAAAGGACAGTCATTTGAAGCAGATGAAGGTTGTAATGATGATCTTGTTTCTTGCTTGTTTATGTTTGGATGGGCAACAGACCAACAATATTTTAAGGAATTGACCGATGTTGATGTTAGGATGCAGATGGTAAAAGAAAATCAAGATGCATTAGAACAAGACATGGCGCCGTTTGGATTTATTGTAGATGGATTAGAAGATGAAAATATAGGACAAATG